TTGTTTATACACCGCTGTGATTGGTGCTGTACCATTACACGCCAAGAATGAATCCAAACTTAGATAACAGTTAAACAAACTTGGATTATCAGGGATTGTTGGTGGGTATGGTGTATTTGGTTCAACAAAGTAATAAGGTGATGGTGGAACAATATCGTAGTATCCACCTCGTTCTTTAATCAAGGATACTTCAGTCAAGGTTGGTTCAATCAGGTTTCCCTCTGATATCTTTTCAATACGATAGAATGAATCCTTAACGAATATCTTATCTGTTAATTTGGTTTCATATAGGTCTAAAGGATATAACCAAAATCTACCAACAAATCGTCTTGTTTCCTTTGAATAATTGTTTTCCAAGTAATCCCTCCAAAATGAGTTATATAGTGTGTAAGGCGTCGTCTGAAGTGGGAATACATTAGAATTACCATAGAAATCAAAGTTGGATATAAAGTTCAAGTCAGATACAAACCTTGAATCGTAAATGTCGAGTGAAGACATGTGGGAAATACAAGGATATGTTGTCCATTGGATTGGTACATTTGAGTCATTCAAGAAATACCAAAAACCTTGAGTTTGTTTTAATGAGTCAGTATAACAAAATCTGTTTCCAACCCAAAAGAATATATGTGCTTTTGATGTGTATGCGGCTTGTTGTGAGTTTAAATCCCTGAATGTTTGGGGGATAATAAAGTTTGATGAACCAGTCACACCTGATGTCGGTAGTGGTGAAAATGGAATCACATATTCCTGAACATCTGTTAATAGATTTGATGATGATACAAACTTGAATCTACCATAATTAAACTCATTTATATCGGTAAATATCTTATTCAAATATTCTTCATCACCATCATCGTATGTGTAATTTATTTCCTTTGGTAAATCAAACGATAGGGGTTCAATCCTGTATGATGAGGTTAAATCCAATTTCTGTGTCCAATCTCTCTCAACCCTATCTGGTTCGTTGTAGTATTCGTTGTATGGCACCATCTTGATTGTCCTTGATGGTTGGTCTTGAACCACAACCAAGTTAAACATGGTGATAAGTCCTTTCAAAAACTCCACGCACCTTAAGTTTGGAATACCCAACTTTATATCCACAATTTGTGTTCCTGCAAGTGTGGGTGAATTATACAAATCCCATCTGATGAATGGGTCAACAACTCCACCTGAATTAAATCGTGTTAGAATATAACTACCTCTTTCAAATAGTACTGCTGGTGCAACATATAATGGTGAGTCCCCTTCTTCAATAAAGATTCCAACATACTTTCCTGGTGTTAATAACAAGGTAAAGAACTCATTTACTGGTCCTCCCTGTAATCCACCACTTAATCTCCAACCAATTTTATACCAAGAACTTGTGAATGCAACGGTATTCAGGTTGTTTGGACTATCTCCAATCTTTGCAACCACTCTAATATCACCTCTGATTTGGAATGTGTCAAATGATGCATAGTTGAACCTGACATTAAATGAGTAGTTTCCTGTATAAGGTGCTCGAAAATTGATACCTTCAAAGTTATTTAATGGGTCAGAACCACCTGGTAGAGTTACCCTAAACGGTAATGGATAATCTGTTAGACCATCATATGTTGCTTGTTTATTATTTGTGTAAGATATAAACAAGTTTTGGTTTGTTACTGCTGATGCCACATCAATAGACAACTTACCATTTTGGAATGTATCCATGTAAAGTGAGTTGAAGTATTCTGTCTCAAAGAAATCTGACTCAATACTATAACTGGTTGCAGCAAATACTTTTTTGACTACCTCATAAACTCTTACTGCTGGTTTAAAGTATTCAGGACTGATTGGATTACCACTCAAAGAAAAACTACTACCTGATGCGGTAAAGGTATAATCAAAGTCAGGGAATGTATTTGTCCCCCCACTAAATGATGGACCATAAGGTAATCCACAATTCACCATTGGATATATGATATTACCATTTAACAACCCACTGGTTGAATCATCTGTTGCGTTCCAAGACGATGTGATGTTTGCGTAAGTTCTCTCGTGTAGAAGGTCTGTGTAGTTTAATTGTTGAAGGGTTAAATCTTTGAGTTCTGATATGAAATCTCCAACCTCACCAATAATATAAACATTATACTCCATATAGTTATCATTAACGACAACCGATTGTAATCTTAATATTCCACTGAATATATCCGTTCCCCTATATTGAACTGTTGATGGTATTTTAACCAATGGGTCAAAGTCAGTTCCATTAACCTCAAAGTATTCTTCAAACACTCTGTTGTTATTGTTTGTTCCTGGCACGGAAAATTGTTTGGAGTATGGGGATTTTCTACCCTGTAAATCCGTGATGTCAGTTTCCTGAATCATTACAGATATTGGTAAGTCCTCATACAAATCTACCAATTTCCATTCACCATTAAGGTATAGGAGTAAAGTCGTATTCATATGTTAGTTCATTAACGAAATGTTGTTAGAGTAAACATAAGTCATCTCTAAGTTCGTAATCGTTCTATTTCCTTTATTTTTTCTAATGAACTCTGTGTTCACTACATTGATTGGTCTTAAGTTTCCGTCCTCTTGGATTTCATACACCTCGTTTGATGTCCATAGTTCTTCCAAGAACATAAAATCAGGTTGGTTTAAGAACCCTGTATTAACGATGTGTGTTTCGGTGATGTATACGGTTGCATCAACTTGACCTCTTGAATAAGGTTCTTTTGATGGGTCGTATCCACCCCAATCTACACTCCATTGCTTATATGTTTCACGGGAAACATCTAATCCTTCGTCCTTTCCTGCTTGGAACAAATAGTAGTCGTAATGACCATATCTGTTTTTAAACATGAATTGATACATCGTAACACCTGACCTATTACAAACAGGTTCGATGTTAAAGGTAAATATTTCCGATACTGGTGTATATCCTGAACAATTACCTAATACATAGGTAGTTGGGACTGGTTGTGGTTTTATTGCCATATTCTTTTATTTATATTATTTTATTGACACGAAGCCCCACATATTCCTATGAAGGTAACATCTCCACTTATTATCCAAGTTGACTCGTAAATGTCTGTTCCATCAAGGAAATATCCTGTCCAGGGAAATGATAATGATGGGTTCTCGTAGATACTTGTATTATCAGCAAAAATATCTGTTACCGTACAATCAGTATAAACCAATCTACTTGCTAATGAACTACAAACATAAACATCACCATCACAAGTAACTACTGCTGTGGTAACTGACCACTCTTTGTAAGAACAAGTCGGTGTAGGAGTTGGTGATGGTCCTGAACATTGTGTTCCAACAACCACATCCAAATTACATTTAGAGTTAATTGTAGGACAAGCACAAGGTATTGATGTTGCGGTATTTGGTCCTAATGATGTTGTAACATATTGATTACTGGTACAGTTGTAATAAATGAATGAACAGGTAGTTGCGTTGTTATTTGTAACCTGTATTTCAAAACAACTTGGACAAGGTTGTGAGTCAGGACAATCTCCACTACTTAATATCTCCAATTCACATTGGTAAGACATACTTTCAATACAAGTACAATTTATTAGGATTGAACTATTAGCAGGAACAAATTGTGTTACATTTCTAAACTCGGTACAATCAAAATAACTAATCTGACATGGGTTAAAGTTTAGATTTGATACTGAGTATGAACTACAAGTTCCCGTACAAGGACTAATCGTTGGGGTCGATGATGGAGTAGGTGTGGGTGATGGGGTTGGTTGAATTGGACTTGTTGAACCCGTAAACTTACCAAACAACTGAACTGTATATTGAACTGCATTATTGGGTAAGATTGGGGATATATTCATAGGTCCTGCTCCTACATATAATGTGTTATATTCAGTATTACCACTTGGGTAAATAAATTGAGTGGCGGGATATACATAATTACAATTGGCTCTTGGACCACCACCATTAGTTGTAATGTTATCAACCGTAGTCGCTGTAATAAGTAATCCATTGTCATCATAAAACTTGTATTCTGCATAATATGGTTCTGATAAAATATCATCAGCCAAATAGTAATTGGTAAATCCTAATGTGTAGTATTCACTCAAATCTATATTTCTATTTCTTGGTGAGTTGGTTAGGTATAAACAATCAACCGTTGGGTTAGTTCCTGTCGGTGTTCCTGATAATACAAACTGACCTATGTTAAAGTCCTGAAGGTTTGATTTACCATTCACCCCCATCGTTGATTGGAATGTCTTATAAGGACCATCAGTTACTGCGGGTGAACCTATTACAGTTCCATTACCAGTAAAACCAGTAACCTGTGATATTTCAGAGTCAGAGTATTCATAACCCACTCTTACCTCATACCTGATTGTTTCATCTGAGTATGGTCTTGAAAATGGGAATGTCTTGTGTGTATAAATTGGTGTTGTGTTCCAATTCGAGATTGGAATGTTAGATACATAGGATTTCAATATTCTTGAAACATCAATCACCCCCAAGTCAAATGGGTTTGGTGTTGCTTTCCCTTGAAATATAATCACACCATCTACATAGATGTCGTATACATATCTAAACTTAAAGTGGTTCGTATCTGCTGATACGGTAAAGAATAACCCATCTGTATAGACAGGTGAAAACTTTGGTGGGGTATGTGTAAAGTTAATCATTGTTATTTCTAAAATTATCTATTAGTTGGTCTATTTGGAATGAAACAAATCCTGCTACAAACTCTCCATATAGTTCCAATATTTGTGGTGCTACCTGATTGTATCCTTCAATAATAAAGTTGTTTCCTCCGTATCCATACAACCCTATTGACCTTCTAATCAAATATACCAAACTCTTTCGTTTAATGAACTTTCCTTTCAAATCTCTTGCTCCTTGAATCCCTTTCTTTTGTACCACCCATTTATCAATCGGTGCTATTGGTGGGTATCTACCCTTTCTTCTACCTTCAGATACAAACTGACCTTCAATCGGCATCTGCATTTGAAACTCAGGAAATCCTGTATCAGGGTTGTTAACAAATGTGGCACTAATATCCCTAAACAATCTACCTGAAGCAATCGGTGGGGATATCGGTGTTGGATATTTACCTGAAATTGGTTTTGGTAATCCTGGTTTTCCTGGTCCTCCATAAGTTGTTGAGCGTCTTGGAATCTCCAATTGGGTTTTCCAAGCGTTCGTTAAGAGGGTTGAAATCTCATCTAATATGTCCTGATTGATTCCGTCCATCTATTATGTCGAACTTGGGGTATTTGTTTGTGTTGGTGTTATTGTTGGTGTCGGTGTTAATTCTGCTGAACAAACAGGTGTTTGAGTTGGAACAGGTAAATCATACATAGGACATGCATTCATATCCTCCATTACGGTAATCACCAAGTCCAAAGATACTCCACCAATATGGTCGTTGAATCTTTCCAAGAATGGTGTGGCGTTTGTGGGTAATTGAACCGTTGCAATCTCGTTGAATAATGAACCCCTCCATATCTGTGATAACAGATTTCTTGCTTCCAACGACATATCAGATACCACATCAATTTCATTTGATAGGTCTGTATTAACGATATCACCAAAGATTACATTAAGTGTATAAATGGTAATGTTCTCATCATAAGATACATTCATCGGGGTTACGAACATATACGGATAAACCGCAGTTCCACCAGTTAGGGTTTGGGAAAAATATACAATATCCCCGTGTCCAAAAGATTTTAATCTTGGTGATGCTTCTTGAACCGACTGCATGAAATCAACAATCTTGTGGTAAGTTATGTATTGGGGTGTATAATTTTCGTAATTCATCTTGTATAAATAATGTGTAGTTTATCTTATCTGATTCCTTTTCTCCATTTTTCTCAACTCCTCTCGTTGTTGGTCTGCTCGGTCTTTCATCAGGGACGCTGTACTTAGACATAAATAGAGGTTGGTATTCTCTACTTCTGTAAACTTTGTAATATCTTCTTTTGCGAGTTGGTAAGTGAGGGTAAAATAGAATCGAGCGGTAGAACCTTTCTCATCCACTTCGGCATCATCTTCCAATACTTTGTCGTTCTTGTCTGCATCTTCAGGGTCTGTGCCAAAGAAACCTTGATATTGTTGATGTATATGTTTACGACTTCCAAAAAAAAAACGCTGGCAGATAACCAAATAGAAACAGGGATACTCCTAAAGAGGTCTGCTCTTTCGTCAATGTCCTCTGACTTGTATGGTTCAATCTTATACTTCATTGGGTTCTTTGGGTCTTTGGATATTACAGGTCTATAAAGAACTGACATAATCTTGTGTAGGTTTTGGAATATCTGGTCATCAGAACAATACACCTCAAAATCTACCCATGCTCCGTAAGCAAGTTTGGACCAGTCATTCTCCAATCCATACTCAACCCCATTGTGTTCAAAGGTCATTACGATTTGTTCTGTTTCGGGGTATTGTATCTTACTTGATAAAAATGCCTCAATCAACTCAACCTGTTCTTTCTTGTAGTTCTTCAACTCGTGAATTGTTAGGTTTGTGAATAAACTGATAAGATGTAATGGGTTCTTATACCTGTCAGGGAACTGGTTCATTTGTTGGTACATCCCAATGGTCATTTCTTCAGGGACATTTATTACTTGGTCATCTACTACTAATTCTATCATACTATTGTTATTTTGCTTTTTGGTTTATCTAAAAATTGGACTACACAATACTTAAGGGCGTCCAATAAGTGGTCTTTTCCTGTGGTGGTATTGGTTACGGCACCTGTTCTGTCTTTCTTAAACTTATAGTTAGAAAACTCACTTATTAAATCAACACTATCCTCGTGAAGATATATTTTAAATTGTTTCATCTTTTGTATCCCATATAAAATACTTGTCTTGGATACTGGTCTGATGTTTAACCCTTGTCGTTTTAATTCTTGAATTGACTTTGGTTCTGCGGAGTCGGCTACTATATTCGCATTTCGGTCTATATTTAAATCCTTTAACCTGAATGCAAGGTCTTCGTTGGTTAGTCCAAGTTGATATAGAACTTGTCTTACATACAGATTCTTTCCTTCTACATTCACTTCCACAACTGCACACTCATCGTTTGAAAATCCAAAGTCAATTGCGTAATACTTTTCCTTGATGTTATGTGGTAGTTCTTTATAGGTCTCTGGTTGCATGAAGATTTTCTCTCTTGGTTCTACAATCAATCCTTCCCCATATATCTTTGCCATATCAGGGTCTGTTTCAATTAACTCTTGAATTGCTTGAATCGTTCTATCATCTAAAAAACTATTCATCCTCCAAGTTGAGTGTAGCATACATCCATTCTCTTTTGATTCGTATTCTAATCCCCACCAATCAATCGGTATTTCAGGATTGTATAGAGCCATAATATATCTTGAACAACGAATGTCCATTTGGATAAATGAGTTCTTTTCTGTTGTGTTAACCTCATCAACCAAAATGATATCTGATTTAAATCCTTTTAGTTTACCATTTGAATCATCCAATCCAATGAATCTAATTACAGAACCATTTGGGAATGTATAAACGAACTCCTGTTTGTGAAATGTACCTGAATCCCACAATCCAATATCCTCCATTACAAACTTGAAATCATCCAATATGGTGTGTCGTAATGAAGCTTGAGTTGCACGGGCAATGGTTATAGTTGTCTTGCGGTTTTTCATCGCTTCTATGACCACCATTTGAAGTGCAGATATTGTCTTTGATGAACGGGACGAACCTCTTAAGAAGATATATCTCTTACCTTGTTCAACCATATCATACAGTTGTTCAAATACTTGAGTTGCTTTAATTTTCACTAATCCATTCTTCAGGTAGTTTATCCGATTTCTTCAGATTATCTTTTTCCCACAAAGGTTGAAAGTTTGTATAGTGATTTAACAAATAAAGTTCTTCATCTGTTTTTGCAGATGCTAATGGTTTTATGTGGTCATAATGCCATTTATCTTCACCCCTACCATTATTACTCCAATTCATTCCTTCTTGAAATTGATTTTCAATATGTTGTTCAAATGTAATCCAATCGCAACCTAGTATACTTTCAGTGGTCATACTTTTGTTTCGTATTTTACATTTTACCCTTGTTCTAATATTTTCAATCATTTTAAATCGTAAATCTGTTTTTCTTCTATTTGAAGCGTATTCTCTACCTTTGTCAATAATATATTGTTTATTATTTTCACGCCATTCTTTAGAATTACTTAAATGTTGTTCTTTGTTCTTTTCATACCAAGATTTTTTGTAATCAATAAAATGTTCTCTATTTGATAGATAATAATCCTTACGCTTTTTCAAATATTCAATATCGTTTTTTTTATTATCACGATATTCTTTATTAGAACTTAACATTTTTTGTTTGTTGTTTTCGTAATATTTCTTATCAGCTCTTTGTTTTGAACCCGATAGTTTTTTTACTTCATTCACACATATTCTACATTGGGATACTCTACCGTCTTTTTTTCTTTTATCTAAATGATAATCATCAAAAGATTTCTCAATCCCACACTTACTACAACATTTTGTCTTAACAGATTCCATCTTACAAAGATATAACAATTATCTTAATCATCCGTCTTTGGTTTCACAATTTCGATTACAATATTCTTATTCTCTGAATCAAGTTTCTGTCCCATACTGGTAACATCAATCTGTCTTTCAGTTTTCCAATTCTCCTTGAACCTGTTTTTCATTATGGTCTCCCACAACTTTGTATTGAACCCCATTCCGTTATTCACAACCATTGAGTTGTAGGCAAGGTTAAACCAAAAGTTCTCTGCAAGTTTCAAGAACTCACTATAGGTTTGCGAATAATCCTTGTCTCGTTCCATTAATGCGTAGTGTCCATTCCAAGATATGTTAAGGATTATCAATAGTTCTGTGGTATGTTTTCCCTCTGCTCCACATTGAAGCATAATCTCCCTCCATTGTGGGGTGATGGTCTTTTCCAATCTTGGACGACCTGGTTTCTTCTTATTTTCTTCTGGTGTATTTGACATCGTACAATTCTATTGCTTCTTTTATTTTTGATATAGCATCATCAAGAGATGGTGTTACACTTGAGTTGGGGTATAATGACGAATATGCCCCCATTATTTCAACTTTATCAAGGTCGTTGAACTCCTTTGTTGGGTCAGGTGCTACAACCCTGCTATAGACATCTTTTCCATATTGGATATGGTCAGGTGAATCTAATCTGTTGGTTATTTGTTTTGCACCACCGCCTTTACAATTACATCCCATTGTTAATTTCGTTATTCACTTCTTTTATTGCTTTATTTATGTCTGTAAGTGCCTGAACCAATTCAAACTCATCTTCGTTGGTGTATATGTCTATATCAATATCAATCAGGTCTTGTATCCTCTTTTGACTTTGATGTCTGATAAAGTTTTGTTCTTGGTATATTTTGATTATATCAACCAATACTTCACTCTTTTCTTCATCTGTCATCTTAAAGTATTTTTCAATTCGTTCTCTTAATTCCATATTATATGTTATTTAATAATAAAAAACCCCTACATTATTATATAAATATAGGGGTATTGGCACTATAAGTAAATCTGTGTTATTTCTTATTCTTCAATTCTCTGTTCTCTTTCATCAACATATCCACTTTGGTTTCTAAATCTTGAATCTTGGTATTAAGAGAATGTATTTCATCCTTGAGGTTCTGTATTAAATCCTGATAGATACTCATAGATTTCTCTAAATTGGATAATACAAGGTTATCTGTTTCTGCATTTGATTTT